AACAATTGACAGGCGAAGCATCTAAAGCACTTGGCACACCATTAGAGATGCCGGCGCCTCCTACACCGGCAACACCTCCTGCACCCGTTCAGTCTGCACCTACTCCCGCACCCGAAATGTCTGATACGGATAAAGTTAAACAATTAGAAGGTTACATTGAAGGTAATAAGAAAAGATTCGCAAGACGAGAAGCTGATGCTGAAAGACATATAGCATCATTCAAAAGACGATATGCAAATGATCCTTCCAGAGTTAAAGAATTAGAAGATGATTATAAACAAACACTTGATGTTGAACGAAAGGAAATGGAAGAAGCAAATGCTGGTTTTCAAAGACAGATAGAGTTCATTAAAAAATCTGGCGGTGGAACAGTTTCTTCTTCTCCATCAACTTCAGCACCTGGTGCAACTTCTGCTTCATCAGGAGGTGGTGCAACCGGAGGTTCAGTATCATCTTCTTCTTCAACTCCTTCAGCACCATCTCCAATTAGTGCTGATCCACCTTCATCTGGTTCTTCTTTGTCTGATGCTTCTAGTCAAGTTGCAGAAGCACAGAGAATGGAATCTGCCGCTGATGTTGGTTCTGTTGTAAACGCCCCAACAACAAACAGTTCTTTAGCATCAGAAGGTGGGGCCAAACCACAAGTTGCAAATGTATTTAATGAAGAATTTGCCAAATTAATCAGAACATAGTATGGCAGATATTTCAAAAATTCTTGGTGGTTCTATAAAAGACAAAGTTCTTGGTGTTACAAAGACCCAAGGTATAGTCAAAGAAAATCCAAATGCACTTATGAAAGTCATTGGCAAAAACTTTATGACTTTGCCTGGTCTTGCTCGTGACTTAAATGTTGCTCGTCAAAATTTCCAAACGCTTGTGAAATTAGAAGGCGGTAAACCTGCAAAAGGTGCTGATGCCCATTTTCTCAAAGAATCTGAGAGAGAGAAAAAATTAGAAGTTGAAACTGCTGAAGATAAAAAACCAACTTTGATTTCTAAAGCAGGAGAAAAACTTAAAGAAAAAGCAAAAAAGAAATATGCCAAATTAAAAGACCAATATTCAAAAAGCAACATAGCAAAAAAACTTACAAAATATTTAGGTCTTGCAGCTATCGTAGGTGTTGTGTTTATTGCTTTCAAAGATACTTTTGCAGAATGGGCAACAAGTTTATTTGATGCGATTAAAATAAAGTTTGATGAATTCACAAATAGTATTAAACAATGGTTTGAAGATTCCATTCAACCAATAATTGATAAAGCAAAAGAGCTTATTGCTCCAGTTGTAGATGCAATAAAAGGTTTTGTTGAAAAAATTAGTAATTGGTTTGGCGAAAAAATACAAATGTTGGCTGAAAAATTTCCTCAAACTTTTGAATTTATAAAAAATGTTATTGATAAAATTTCTGGTGTAATTGATAGCATTAAAGAAACTCTGACAGGCTGGGCAGAAAAGTTATTGAGTAATAAAGCCACCGCTTGGATGGTGCCAAATTTTGTTAAGAACATGATAAAGAAACCTGCGGTGTTAGAAGCGGGAGAAACTGATGCAGAAACTAAAAAATTACAAAGACAACAAGATGGAGCATTAAAGAGTGAAGCAGATGAAAAGAAAAGACAAGAAACTGAGCGTGTTAAAAAGTTAGAGAAAGAAAAACGATATACTGGTGATGATGAGATTGTTCGTGCAAGATTAGGTTTACCACCTAAGACTGAAACGATGCGTCAAGAAGATGCGGCCAAAAAACAAGCACAAGCAGTTGAAGTTGCACCACCGCCAGATTCAATTATTGTTCCTGGTGCATTTCCTTCTTCAACAGGACCATCAGCTGCACCAAAAGCACCAAAACCAATTTCAGCCGAACCACCAACCGCAGTAGGTAAAGCAGCAGGTCCACAAGGAACAGGCGGAGGATCTCTTGCATCAGTTGCTTCTGTTCAGTCTGGAGTTGATTTAACTGGTATTCATCCTGAATTTGAAAAACGCCTTGTGAACATGGCAACTGCATTCAATGAACAAACAGGTAAAAAACTATTAATTACTTCCGGCTATAGAAGTAATGAGAAACAAGCAGAATTATTCAGAGCAAAAGTCGCAGAACTTGGAGGTAATGAGGCGGCTGCTGCTAAATTAGTTGCAAGACCAATGCCTCCTTTAGGAACAGGTAAAGGAAGTTTTCACTTAAAAGGCCTTGCGATTGATATTAATTCAAAAGGCGCTGGTGGTCTTAATGCGTTAGCAGGATCAAGAGATAGTCCTACTGGTTGGTTAGAAAAATTTGGACTGGTAAGAAATGTTCCAAGAGAAGATTGGCATGTTCAACCACTCGGAACATTACCTACTGCTGACAATCCAGAAAATCCTGGTGCGCCAACTTTAGTGGCGGGTAAAGATGGCAAACCAATGGACTTGGCATCAGGTAAAAAGGAATCATTAGCACAAGCAGAATCAAAAACAAGTTCTGCATCTGGCAGCGCTGTTTCTTCTGCATCTACAGATGTTGCATCTGGTCAAAGACAACAGATGAAACCACAAACACCAATTATTGTAAATGCACCAACAACAAATAATCAGGTTGTCAAAACGACACACATGAATCCGTATCAACGACAAGACACTGGTTCTTCATTAGCATCAATGAGAGTATAAAAAAACACCCGCCAAAGCGGGTGTTCGCACTTGCATGGGATTTTTTAGTCTTGTGTTGCCAGTGATTTGAAATAATCCAAATCTTCATCATCAATATTAGACGATGTATCAAAAGGCACATCGTCTTCTTTGATAGACGAAACAGAATCAGCTGCCTTAGTTTTTGGTGCAGGTGTGCCTTCAAAACCAAGAACCTTATCTAAACGATTTTTGAGTTGTTCGTATGATTTGAATTGTTTCTTTTCAGTAAACTCTTTCAAACCAAACTCTTTCTTCCACAAGTCTTCAAGTTTATCATCATCACCATCAAAGAGTGCAGACTTATCGGCAAACTCTGATTTGTCATAATTACGATAACCCTCAACATTACGAATCTTCAACTTAAAGTTTGCACCTTCCCAAAGGTCAAAGGGATTGATAGGTGTTTCATCTGCAAATTCTGGATTCATTGCCTCTGTAATCTTATCAAAGATTTTCTTACCAAACTTAAACAGTTTGATTTGTCCTTCGTTGGCAGGATTACTTGGGTCTGAAATAATCAGAATATTGGAGATATAAGACAATTTGCGTTTCTGTTTACGAGCAATGTCTTTGTTTGCTTCAATGCCAGAATTCCATAGTGTATTGTTATACTCACAGACTGGGCATTTTTCATTCAGAGTTGTGAGGCAGTTATCAATGAACCAACCACCTGGTCCTTGGAAGCCATGACTGAATGTTCGAACCCAAGGCAATGCATCATCACCATCAACCGCAGGCGCAGGAAGAAAACGAATGATTGCCATGCCGTTGCCTGCCTTGTCTACTTCTGGTTGCCAAAAACGAGTATCGTCTTTACCACCAGATTCTGCGGGTTGTGATGTTGCTTCGATTGCTTTGGTAAGTTTAGCGATATCAGAACGATTACGCTTTAGATTTGCAAAACTACTCATATGTTACTCCTTATTAAACGATATATGAACGATGTATAAACGATGTATAAACGACTTATCCACAAAAACATAATATCATTTATTTAGTAAACTTTGAAGCGTTTTCACGGTAATATTAACATCTGTATGGTGTATGCCAATGCCGCCTGCGGAATTGAAACTGTTGATAATTTCTTTCGTATCATCAATTAGAACAACATCTTTAGCAGCATATTCTGCTTTGTATTTACGACCTGGTACAACATTTGGTTTGTATGCAATACCCATCTTCTTTAACCAAACTTTTTTCTGTCGAGCAACTTCATTGTGATGTTTTTGACCACCAGATGAAGTCAGCATCTCAACAGGAATCTCTGTATGTTTGCGAATGAATTTCAGTAGTTCTTCGCCACCTGAAAGCCACTCTAAAGTTTCAAATTCTTTATCTGCAATAAACTGTGGCCATTCTTTACTGAAATTCTTGCGGTCACGAACAGACATTGCTGGATAACCAAACTTTTTCGCAAAGCGTCCTTCGAAATCAGTAAGAACACCATCCATATCTAAGTAAATTTTCTTAATCATTTTCCTATCACTTTTTTCAATATCAACTTATACTTTACACTATCTTTGGGAAGAAATGCGGTATACTTGATAATCTTTCTTCTTAAATTTGGCCATCGTATGGTGTCGGTAATCTTTTTATCCCACATCGGCAAGAAATTGAGAATTGAATTGAGTATGCACAAAGTTTCAATTTTGATAACTCGCTGTAGAGTGTATGTCAACAGAATAGGATAGTCACCGTCAACTACTTTGATTACCTCATTTGGATCATCAACACCATCAAATAGTTTTGCCAAGTCACCAGTGAATTCGTAAGACAGCGATTGAATTATCTTTTGACGGCTGCGATAATTCACTTCGGCGTCTTCCGTCAATAAATCACCAACCCACAATCCATCTCGCTCGACAAAATTTGCAACAAGAAATTCAATTAAGTCTTCTCTCTTGTTGAACTTTCTGCTGAGTTTGTAGAAATGGTATTTGTCTTTACGATTCTCAAAGGAAGTCACACTAATGTTTGACTTGCCATTATACTTGTGAAAATCATATGAATCTTTTGTAAAATGTAGTTTGAGAGATTCGTAAAGACCAAACGCTTCGTATCCATCAATCATATAGGAAGGCGAGAACCTTTTTCTTTCAATAAATTCAAATCCATTGCATCACTGGTCAACTTAGCCTTTAAATTTGAATTAACCAATGATGCAGCCACTTCAATCTCTAATCCAGTTTCTCTACAATACTCGACAATTGCTTCGATATAATTGTAGTCGGTGTTTGCTACTAACGACTCAATCGCCTTCGCAAACTTTGCCATTTCATCTTTAGTTGGCATTTTCACCTGTAAGACCTGTTGCGTTAAACTTTGGCGGATTCAATACATCATTGACCAAATGTGACATGATAAGTGAATCGGCATTATCAAAATCTTCTTCATCTTCAAATTCATCTTCTGGTTTTACAACATCAATTGTTCCAACAAAATGAAAACCAGAACCACGAAGAAACAACTCAAAGTTTTCGAGCATTGTTGTCAAATCATCTGCATTAAATTCTGTGGTGTGTTTTGAAGCAATACCATTTTCTTCACCACGAAACATATCATATTCTAAATGTTCACAAATAAAAGTATAACGAGCCATTATTTCACCACCGTTTCATATAAAGTTTCAAATTGTTCATGCACAGCAACTTCTTCATCAAAGTTTTGTTTGTGATAAACTTTCACCAGTCTTGCAATCAACTTCTTCGGTAATTGCATGTTCTTTGAAGTCTCTGCAATTGATTCACGCACAAAATCTTTTTCTGCATCTTGCCTTGTCATTGAATCAGAACACTCTTTGATTACCTTGAACAGTCTGTCACGGTCAGGTTCAGAGAGTTGATTGATTGTCATTTGTTTAACTGCCATAATATACCTTTCAACTATTTTTTACTAGAACTAGATTGTATCACAGTTTCTTCACCTTTTGCGGCATATGTGATACAAATTGGATCGTCACCACGAACATATGAACATCTTACCGATAATGGATTAATTCCTTTGGCGATTGCATTGTCAATATTCTTTGCCATTAAATTTCTATCCGTAATGTGATATATCGATATGCCAAAAATTGCAGCAAGCACAGAAGCGGCTACTGAAAGAGTAAAAATTTTATCGTGTTCCATTAAATATTTTCCTTAACTTTATAAAAAATGTGTCTACCGATTGTAACATGTTTATCAAGATTTCGCCAATTAGGTCTGACATAATCGGCATGATAGTAAAGAGAACCGTTTGTTGGGTCTCTTAACTTTTCGTGATTGGCATAAACATAGATTGCAATCTTCAATACATCATTATACTTCTTTGTAGTGTCATTTGTCAAGAGCATATTGTAATATTGCCATTTTGGTGTTGTTTCACAATACCATGAAAATTGGCAAACAACTCTTTTATCTCCAATTGATTCGACTTTCTTTTTCTGTTTCACCACATCGCAAATGGTGTCTGGAAAGTCTGATGATTCTACTCGGTTCAATGTAACAAATGCAACGGCAATTTGTCCTTCTCTTGGTTCACTTCTTGCCTCAAAGTATATGTTACTTGCAAGGCAGGCAACTTGTCTTTGTGCGTCTGGTGTTAATTGTGAGTATTTCGGTTGAATAATTCTTTTTGAATCGACATAGTGTTGTCCTGCTACACCCAATGTTGCGAAAATTATCAATACTGCAACCATCGCAGCAATTGAAAAATATTTTAACATTTAATTCTCCTTGTTAAAAGGGAGGCCGAAGCCTCCCTAATCCATCAGGACTTCTTAGTGGAAGACTTCTCTACTGGAAGATTGGAAACAAAAGTATTGAGTGTTTGCGCTTTGGCAATAATCTCTTGTTCTGATGGGAAAGATGGGTAACCTGGATGTTTCGGTGGTTCCTCACCTCTTTGTTTCGCAGCGTCACATTCAGCTGCATATTGATTTGCTATAATTTCTCTTTTACCAAAATGGTCAGATTCCAACATACCCTGAGCCATTTTTAGTAATTCGAGCCTTATTTCAAAGGGTGACATATTTGTCATAGTAATTCTCCTTGTGTGTTTTGTGTGTGTACCAGTCGAAAATTACGACTGGTTTATTATTTAGTAATTACCAATGTCTCACAACATTAGCAATAATGAAAAAACAGGTAATCACATGAATTGCAATCCAAAAAGTTTTAAGAAACAACGCAATTCTTGCTTCTTTAACTGTGAGAATTGGAACATCTGGTCGGTCATCATCGGTGCGACCCATCAAATGACCGGTAGCACGGGCCCAAATTTTTTCAACAGTATTCAATCCCAAAGATTCCTGTAATATTTACCAAACAATCTTGTGCCGTTGTTGATTCGGTTGTGGTGTTTTTCAAAGGCATCCGAATCAAACTTAGCTGTATGATTGGGACCTTTTTCAAAAGTAAACATTGTTGGTTTGCCATTTTCATCCCATGCACACGCAACAGACTTCATATCATGTTCACCAGAATGAAATTGTTTGTCGTTATCCTCATCACAGAGTTGTTCAAAGGCCCAAATCATTTCATCGAGCACCCAATCCCAACGAGCATGAATGTCACGGTCACCTTCTTCGACTTCATGCTCATGGTAGAATTCAAAACACTTTTGGTCTTCCCATTGTTCGGTCGTATTGTATCTTAGATGCTCTGGTACATCTTCACAATCAACAACACCAGAACCGTGTTTATCTTTCTTTAATTGTTTGAGCATTGGCAGAATAATTGGAGACAATATTGAGTCCATGTTCCAAGTATCATATTTGTCAATCTTAATGTATTCAATTCGTGGATGAAGAAAATCGAGGAACTTCTGAATCGCAATTGAAATTGGTTCTAAACGATTCACCCATTTCTCATACTTGTGATTTGGATGGTCTTCTAGATTGTAGAACGCATCTTTGTCTTTCTCCCAAAAACAAACCTTCTCAAGTATTGTGTATGGAGATAGCCAATGACTACGGTATTTGGAAATGTAAATTTTCATAATATATTAAATTGTTGGTGCAGAGTGATTGGGTAATAAGGACACTCTGCGAAACCTCAGATGGCTTAAGCCGCCATCAAAAAGCGCTCATCATTGGCGTTTATCGTTTTGTCTCTATTACGGCTTAGACTTTACCGATTCTCCAGTTCTCTACTCATCTGCCCTGTCGAAACCATGGCTGGCCCATTAGGAAGCATATTAGAATTCACTCTATCTGAGGGCGAGTATTTAACGGGTAGCCCCCAGCCTGTGCCCGAACTAATATGCTTT